ACTTTACCAAATCCGCCGAGTCCGCCTAAAAGCCCACCAATACCTGCTCCAAAACCTCTGGCTATTCCTCGTGGTCCAGCCGGTCGAGCTCTGCCTCCGGCTGCTCTGGCAGCTCTGGATGCTTCTATTTCTTTTTCTCTCTGATCACCTGCTCCACTTTTGATACCATCAACAAACGCACCAAATTTCATGCGAAGATCATCAGTTCCCCGATTTCCATATTCAATAGCAGCTGTTTGTTCTTTTAGCGTCTTATTAATTTCAGCAAGACTAGCCATTATAGTTTCCTTCTTTGAGCTTCCTCAGCCTGTTCTTTTAAATCAGTTGTCAGCAAGGTGATGTAGATCTCCCTCTCCCACGGTAACATTCCTTCTACTTCTGACAAGGAATATTTATGATTTTGTAGTAGCTGATAGTTAGTCTTATAGTAGTTAATCAGATTTTCATGAGAGAGGTTTATGAGAAAAAATCGTTTATGCCTCGCAATGTATATGTGTTATCTTTGTTGCATGTTGTACAGGTAAATTCAATGTCGTGTGTTAAACTTGGTACCTTATTTACAAATTCCATAATCTCGTTAAATTGATCACTAGTTAATGAATCTAAGAAATCCTCTGTGTCTTTTTTTGTTTCGTCCTTAAAAGAAAAGTTTTCTTCTTCAGACTGTAAACTATCTAAACATCCTAATGTTAAATAATATAATGTTTCAGCTGAACTTGCGCCTTCACTTAAATCAACTTTAGTCATATGAGAATACATCGGGTATTTTAGTTTTAATGTATACTGGTCATTTAGTTGTATCTTTTCAATTTTATCTGGTACATCCACGTTTATTTGATCTAACTGAACTTCGTAATCATTGTCAGCTTCGCATTCAAAACATTTTACTATTATCTTTGAAGTCTCACCTACAGATTTTGCGCGTATTCGTGTAAACATATATTCTACATCGAATGTGGTCAAGCTCGATAAATCAAGATCTTCTTCGATACAAGAAGAAATAGTATCTACAATAGAAGATAATATTTGTTTATTATCTTGTGACTCTAATGCAATAAGTAATACTTTTTGTTCTTTTACTAAAAATGGTCTATATCTAAGTTCTTTCTTTGTTGATGGTACAGTAAGAGTATACCGAGGTACCTCGTTCACTATTGGTAAAGGCATTATACAGATCTCCAATCCTTATATGATAATTGCACGTTCAATTCAACCATTCCACCTGGTTCATTGCTAAATTCTATAACGTTCATAGTTGTGGGAAACGCTTTTTCTAAAATACAAGTGTATTCAACTTGTGCGTCTTGCAGTCGTTTTTGTAGGCTGTCAAACTCTGCACTGTTACTTAATACACCTGATGATAATATTCTTTCAGCTTGGCCTATTACATTTTTTGGCATACTAAGCTGTTGTACTCGTACTTCAAACCCATATTCATCCGGGTAATTTAATTCTTTCGTATCAAAGTTGATTATTTTACTTTGCCAAAACTCAAAGTATTGTTTAACGTCGTAATCATTTGGTACATGAAAAGTTAATGACACGTCGTCTATCGCATAACCATATGCTAACTTATGTTGTTTTAAACCGATGATACGTTCATTTGTAAGAATTTGTCTTCCAGGAAGCTGAGCATTTTTACATAAAACATTTAATCGACGAGTAGTAATACCAAATGCTCCACCGACTGATGGTAAGAATACGCGCCATAAGGATGTTCTTGCAAGTCCAGTGCCAAACTCTCCTTTAAGATCGTCAATGCTATATGTCATTAGATCATTTTCCTTGAATCTCTATATACAGTAGACTTACTTGATTTTTGAAAATCTGCAGTGGGTAAGAATGTAGCGATCTCCCATTCAGGAGCCGGTACATATGCAAATCTACTTTTTACGTTTGAATTTAGATAATGCTTAAAGCACGGCTTAAAATATTTTAAACCTGCTACACGCTTGAGGGTGCTATATCTCATTTGAAATTTTGTAGTTTCATCATACTTATTATTGTTAGTTATTTCCATCATAGCGTCAAGCATTTTTGCACGAAGTACAGGAGGCAAATAATGTAGATTCAAACCATGGAATCCTCCGGGTGCAGGACCTACAACGACAACAAGAGGAAAGCTATCATAATATGGTAAAGTATCTTTTGTTTTAGGATCATAAAAGAACATATACATGTTTCCCATAATGCCTTTACTTTTTAACTCTACTGGATCATCTTTCATTAAAGCATTACGATTTACACGGCCCATCGATGCGGCCTTTCTCCTGAACCAATTAATAGATTCTTTTGTTCTCGGAGTAACGCCTGCTCTAAAAGCTTCGAGCTCTAGTTTTTGAAATATATTTGCCATAGCAGTATTTATATGCTATTTCTTCTTTTTCTTTGGAGGAGGTAGCGGCTTTAGTTTCTTTATTGGTTTAGGCATAATACCCATAGTTTGTAGAGTATTCTCTGTCCATATCTGAAACTCCCACTTTCTATCTTTTGCATATGATTGTGCAGCTTCCCACTTATTCATATTCTTGACATATGTAAACGCTTCATTGATATATCGCTTTGTGCGCTTAGATCCTGTAGGTGGTTTTGTTTCTCTGTCAGGTTTGATCTCAACTAACAGTACTCTGTCCTCAAGAACTATTTTAAGGTCAGGGAAATATCGATGATAGCGTTTATCGGCATCGTAATAATATGGCACAACGACTTCTTCACTCGTCCAAGATTTAACCTTTGGATTCTCATCACACCATTTAAAGCAATGTCTTTCCCACATTGATCTAAAAATAATGTTATTATGGTCTCCACCATACTTCTTTGGGTTTTTTGGTTTGTATTTACCTGAGTATGCCATATAAATAGTCTTAAGTTTTTTAAGTATTTATTGGAAAAAACATGCCTAAATATAGATTCCCTCTCGAAGCACAAGACGATTATAAGGGTGTAATATATTTTACACAAATTATAGAAGTACCACCAACTATCGATACAAGTGCGTTTGAAAGAAGTCAATCCTCAGCTTCAGAAGGCGGTCCTGAAGCCGGTGCTGATGGAGACGATAAAAGCTGGTTTGATTACTTTAAAGATATTGGCGACATTGCTGGGGCAAAATTTACACCAGGTCAAACATTTAGAGGTGATACCGTACAACTATATTTACCGCCTGCGCAAACTGTACAAGACGGTGTAGAGTTTGATAATACATTTGCTTTTGGTATAGGTGGTGAAGCTGCTAGGCAAGGCTTATCGCGAGGAGAAAATTCTGTAATAGGTGCTGGTGTAGAATCTTTAATAGGCGGTGGGGCTTTAGGAAAAATACTTAATAATATAACAGATCCTAATATTGCTAGACTTGCTGCAGTAGCAGCAGCAACAAAGGCGCCGATTGGTCAAAGAGCTGGAGCAGTTGTATCTTCAGTTGCAGGAACCGTAGTAAATCCAAATATAAGAGCTATATTTAAATCAGTTAGACCCAGAGAACATACATTCTCTTTTAAGTTTATGCCGCGGTCAATGGCCGAAGCAAAAGAAATAGAAAGTATTATTAAATGGTTTAGAACAGAATTGTATCCTGAATCTATAGATGTTCGAGTAGGTGGTCAGAATTTACCGGTAGGATTTAAGTTTCCAAATAAATTTGGTATATCTATGAGATACGGGAAAAAGACAGTAGGAGCACAAATGCTTCCATGTTTTTTGCGTGGTATGACTACTAACTATAATGCTACTACTATGTCTTTTTTCAGAGATGGTCAATTTAGCGAAATAGATTTAACTTTAGATATGATTGAATTTAGAACACTAGATAAAGATGATGTTAGATACGGATTTGACTTATACGGTAAAAACTTTAAAGATTTTTGGGAAGAGTTCTGGGAACTTATTTCCAAAGAAGACGAACCAGGATCTAGTCCTTCATCTTCACCCGGCGGCGGAGCTTACTAATGTCAACCTATTTTAAAAATATGCCCTTTGTTCCATATTCATTTGGAGCAAATTTACCTCAAGTTACGTTTACCAATATATCTGTTTACGTAGATCTTATTGATCAAATAAAAGATAATATATCGTTTTATAGATTTTATTACATACAAGAAGGTGATAGACCAGATCAGATTTCTAATAAATTATATGGTACAACTGATTATTACTGGACGTTTTATTTATTAAACGATCATTTGAGAGAACAAGGTTGGCCTTTAACTTATGACGCATTAACAAGACTTATCGATAAAGATTTAACTCATACTGTTGTTGAAACCAAAGATGTTTTTGCAAATAAAATGAAAATCGGCCAAACTGTAACTGGATCTTCTTCTGGTGTATCTGGAACTATTGCACATAGAAACTTAGATTTAGGTCAGTTATATATTAAAGACTTACAGGGTGCAGAAAGTACATTTAGATCTAATGAAGTTTTAACATCACAAGTCGGAGAATCAGTAGAATCTATTACTCTTATATCTTCGGCCGCTGAAAAAAATTCTGTTAGATATTATATAGATGGTAATAACGAACATTATGATATAGATCCTCATGCAGATAGACCAAATACTAAGACTCCGGTTACACAATTAGAATATTATATGGCAGAAAACGATAAACTAAAAGCTATTCGTATTTTAAAACCCGATGCGGTTCGAGATATATTTAGAGAATTTCAGGATAAATTTATAAATGGCTAGTTCATATACGCCCTTTGATCCTCATGAGTTTGAGATGCGCCGTGCTGTACTATCTACAGAACGTAATAATCGACATATAGTAGATATTACATCTTCTTTAGTTGAGTTAATTATATTTGAAAATTTAGAACGGCCGTATTTAACTGGAACCGTAACATATACCGATGGTGGTAGAACCCTTGAGATTATGGATTTTCAAGGTACTGAACTTTTAGAAATAGAAATTGCATTACATACTAGTCCTCATATAGTTAAAAAATCATTTATAGTAAGAGAAGTTACTTCAGTCGTACCAAGTACGGATACTACAGATGTTATTACTTTAGCTTTATTAGATTATGATTCATATCTAAATACATTAATTAATATTAATAAAATGTATGAAGGTAAGCCCAGTCAGATTATTAATAATATTTTAAAAGACTCGTTCTTTTCTAAAAAGAAAATAATAAGAGCTGGAGATAGAAACGTTGTTAGTAGTTTAATTGACGAGTTAGATTTCATAACAAATCCAAATGCAGATGCATTAAATAAAAGCAGACAATTAGCTCAAGAATTACAAAGTTCATTTAGATATATCGTTCCTAACTTAACTCCAATTAAAGCTATTGATGCTATTACTAAACGAACTACTGGATTAACTGGTACGCCATTCTTTTGCTTTGGAACTTTAGCCGATAACGATTTAAGATTTTACGATTTGTATACATTGCTGCAACAAAATCCTATAAATCAAGGTGATCCGTTTATTTACTCTTCACAATTATCTCAACGAACATCTTCTACTGGAGCAGAGATAGCGAGGCAGGTATCTGAACTTAAAAGTTCTCAAAACGGAAATACATTAGCTCTTATTATGGAAGGAGATCTCGGTTCAACATACGAATTTGTAGATACTACTCATGGACTTGAATTTAGATTTCAATATGATTTAGAAAAAGTACTACAAAATTTATTGCAAACTGGTTCTTATCCTGCAGCTGATACTAGAGCAAAATTTGGAGATAGGTCAGTTAGTGAATATGCTGCAAAAAGAATAACTAGTGTTGCAACAGGAAACATATATGCTAATAACGTTAAAAACATGTACGAAGAAACTAGTGCATCAAAACATTCATCTAAAGCCATACAGAAATCAATAAGAAATCTACTTCGCAGATCTTCGTTAACAATACAAGTTCCGGGTTTGCATATGCTACCTCAAGACGGACATAAAACAATAGGAAGAGTTTTTTCTCTCATATCATTAGCAGACACAGAATTATCTGATGAAGCAATCGACAGAAAAAGATCTGGAGATTATTTAATGTTCACTGCAGAACATAGATTTCAGGCAAACAAATATTCTGTTAGATCAGATTTGGTAAAAATTGCTAACTATAGAGGTAATACCAATGTGGCGCCCAAATTTACTCGAGCAACGGGGTCATACTAATGGAGAAATATTATGGAGACGAAGTTCGATGGTTTATTGGTATAGCCACAAATAATCTAGATCCTTTAAGATTAGGAAGAGTTCAAGTAAGAATCTTCGGTATACATTCGCGAAATGTCAGTGATATACCAAATAACGCGTTACCATGGGCAACTGTATTACAACCAAATACTGCAGGTGGTACATCAGGTATTGGTATGATGCCACAAATTTTACCAGGCGCTCAAGTATTTGGAATGTTTTTAGACGGAGAAGGATCACAGCTTCCTTGTATACTTGGTGTTATGCCAAAAATAGAAATACCGTCTGAACAACAATTAGGAATTCAACAGGATAAAACGATACAATACGAAATTGGATATGGTGAAGGGCAAGTTGATCCTGCTTTAGCTAGAGCTGCAGGTTTAACAACAAGCAAAAATGTTTTATCAACTGATGCATTAGTAGAAGGTCCAAGAGTACAACAAGCATTTGAGTTTTTTAAATCAAGGGGTTTTAAAGAAGTGCAAGCAGCTGGAATTGTTGGAAATCTTATTGCTGAAGTCGGACCTGATCTTCCGGAGCATGGACCAAGGGGAGACGGTGGTAGAGCTGCGGGTATTGCACAATGGCATCCAGGTCGTAGAAGAATCTTTGAACAGACATATGGTAAACCATGGCAGGACAGTACATTTGTTGATCAACTAAATTTTATTGTTTGGGAGCTAAGTAATTGGGACGAGTGGAATGGACCATTAAATAGAGATGCAGGGGATGATCTCAGAGGAGCTGAAACAGTAGAGATGGCTGCAATAATAGTTGATAGAGATTATGAGAGAAGCTCTGGTGCACATAGACAGAAAAGAATTAATTACGCACAAAACGTGTATGCGAAATATGGAACAAATGTATAATGGCTAGTTTTAATCGATATCAATCTACGCTCTCAACATATAATCAACGGTTAGGTACAGCAGATCTTCGTAATACAGCTCCTACTATAGAAGGAGAATATAATGCAAAGTTTGGTTCTGCATTAGGTCAAGAAGTAGGTCAAACTTTAAATGGCTTTAAATCTATAACACAAATACAAAATTATCCAAATGAATTTAAAGACGTATTGTTAGGTCTTGCTCTTGTTAAACTTACTGAAGCTGTTACAGGTGAAAACTTATTGGAAGTATTTGATGATGCCTTTGAAGGAATAGGATCTGGTAATGCTAATGTTAATAATGTATTAACAGCTGCAGGAGCTCTTGCTCTTATAACTGGATCTAATCCTGCAGCAGGATTTCTAAAACAATATTATGGCGGCAGTTCTGGGCTAGCTGTTGGTAATCTTTTATCAAAGGCAACTGGTAAAGATGTAACTTCATTAGTATCAGCTATACAAGGTATACAATCTGCAAATACGAAACAGTTTGTGCAAGCCGGTTTATCAAGATCAATTAGCGAAATACTTGGTCCTGTTATATCTAGTTTTAATAAAGAAGTTGATACTGCTATAGGTACATCTATATCTCCGATATTACAAGCCGTAATGGATATTAGTGCTGGACCAATAGGAATAATTATTGATGAATTAACTGGTGGTAAATTAAAATCGTTTCAAGTACAAAATATTGTAAGATTGTTATCTGAAGGTAAATATGCAGAAGCAATACTGTTAACTTCAAATAATTCTAATAGCCCATTTAGTCTTATTGAATCTACATTATTAGATCTTGACACCAGAGTATCGACACGAATTACATATACTGGTTCTTCAAGCTTGCCTATATTTAATGCTGGATCTGATACAAATGACTTTGAAGGTAGTAATACTAAAACGTGGAATGATCCTGATGGCACCGGTTCTTATAAATTTGGTGTAATACCCACTGAACAACAACTAGAAGCAGAATTTAGATCTGCTACGCGAGAGATTACAGAAGTAGTAATTCACTGGTCAGGAACGTTTCTTGATCAAGATATTGGTGCAAAAGAAATTCATGGATGGCATGAACGGGTAGGATACGACGGAATAGGTTATCATTATGTTATAAGAAAAGATGGAACTATAGAAAGAGGCCGGCCGATTCAAAAAGACGGTGCACATGCAAAAGTAAATGGACATAATATTCGAAGTATAGGTTTATGTTTAGTTGGTGGATATACTGTACCATCAGAATTAGCATTACAAAATCCTTCAACTCAAACAGGAGTAGAGTCGTATACTGGTCCACAACAGGCAAACCTTTTTGTTTTTTTAAGAGCATTTTATAGAGTATGGCCAGGTGGCCAAGTATTTGGCCATAGCCAAACTGATCCAAATAAAATAGATCCTGGTTTTCCTGTTGCAACGTATATTAAAAATAATTTTAAGAAAGAAAACCTAAACCCTGGGACTGAACAACCGTTAACTTCAACACAAATAGCTGAGCTAAGATCATCATGACAACAGAAAACGACGATATACTTGATTTAGAAGCAAATATTGGAAAATCTATATACGATTTAGGTGTATATCCTGTCGGGTATCAAGATCCATCTGGTGTATATCCTCTTTCACAATATTATTACGAATCTTCTATTAACAAAGCAAGTCGAGGATTAACAAGAAATTCTTTATCTACTAATGGTGGTATACCAAGTTTACAAACAGAGAGACTTAAAAAATACGTAAAAAATCCTAGATATGTTGCACCTAATCCTACTACGAGTGATGCTGATCCAGTAGGAATAACTAGTGAAGGAATACCAACTGGCGCAATTACAGGAGAGCCTGTATTTAATTATGTTCCACCTGAAGAGGACGATAAACGTACCCGTTCTCAATATCCGCGTAATCAGGTATGGGAAACTCCGGGCGGACATATTGTAGAACTTGATGATACACTTACTAATGAAAGAATTTTAATTAAACACAGATCTGGTGCAGGAATAGAAATTAAACCAGATGGCTCAGTGTTTGTTAGCAGTACATCAGATGTATTAATTAGTGCAGGTAATGATCAGCATGTAGTTGTTGAAGGTAATGCACATATGACATATCAAGGTGATTTAAATGTTGATGTAGCTGGTGATTATAATCTTAGCGTTGGAGGCAATAAACTACAAATTATTACTGGTGATCATATCTCAGAGATAGATGGAGCGCGTAAGGGTAACATTGCACTTCAGGATAACTTAGTCGTCAAAGGCCACCAATATAATACAGTTGTAGAATCAAAAACAGATCTAACTCTTGGTGGTTATACACATGCGGTCAAAGGTAACTTTGAACAATCAGTCGAAGGCGATATTGGAATCTTTTCATCAGGCGCACAACAAATAACTTCAGAAGTTAGACAGAATCTAACCTCACCTGATACAAATATTTTTGGAAATAAGTTGACGGTTGTTGGCGAGGAAGGAACAATCGGCAGTGAAGAAACAATTATGTATGCTCATAACATTTACGCTGGTCATACAATTTTTGTTGGTGATGGTGCAAACGGATCAGGTACAGTTAATGTCCATACAATAAGGGCATCAGATATTGTTGCTACGAATAATATAACTTCTCCAACATTTACAGGAAATTTGCAAGGAGTTGCTGCAGGTGCGATGTCTGCTAATGCTGCACCATCTATTTCTAGTAGCCCAGGTCATTCATTAGGTGCTAATAATCCTAGTAATGCATTACCAGATGATACAACTTCTACTTGTTTACCTAATACAGCCTTTGCAGATATATATCTGGCGTCTGAATACGGTATACGAGATGTACAAGTAGATCCAGAAAATGAATTAAAAAGATTAATTAATCAAACTACTTTGTCAGGTGGAATAAGCGATAGACCATTGACAATTGGAGAATGTAGATCTAAACTAAGAGATGATAATAACAGAGCTAATGACGATTTTACTGCAAAATGTGTAGCAGAAAAGAAATTAAATCCAGAATCTCTTGTTAAAAAACCCCCAGCGAAAGTTGGAAGAACTGCATCAGACGAACCAACTGTGACTGAAGGTTATACTGTCATAGGACCAAATGGCCCAGGAGGTAATATACAGTGAACGATTTTAATTTTTATAACTCATATTATAAGCCAAATCCTGGAATTAAAACTATTGCTCCAGATCCAATTTATAATCCTAATAATGCAACGTTTATTCACTCTGGTACTAAACTTGCAAACGGAGTTTCAATAGGAAAGTTTTTAGGCGGAGTCGGTGAAAAAACAAATATGAATCATATTACTGATGATGCAGAAAGATTTCAAATTGCAAGGCAATTATATCTACATGCTATGGCTATGAATACAGTAAACACTGATTCAGGAAGATTTCAAGATAAAAGATTAATTGTAATAGAGGGACTATATAAAAAAGGTCCTGAAGAAAATCTTAAGTCTGGTGGTTTAAATGATTTGGCCACAAAAGGTTTAGTCGTAGTTTATCAATTGTTAAATTCTAGTGGTCAACCAGATCATATTGCAATGTTTGATTTAGCCGTTTATTGGAAAGATAGTATATTATATGATAAGATTATATTAGATTATGATACGTATAATCCTGATGGTTCTCTTGAATGTCATGTAGTATTACAAATGCCTACAATTAGTTCTAATTTTACCGGTAGTTTTAGTAAAAGTCTTGAAACTCGATATAATGGTCATATACAAACTACTGGTGAACTTATAGAAATCCTCGCTTAAACATTATAAATAGTACAAATTATTTGGAATAAGTTATGCCAGCCACAAGAGCCTTTGCAGTAGAAGACGGAAATTTATCAACATCTAGTGTTGTAACTTCTCGAAGTAAAAATTATGTAGATATAGATCTTTCTTTTGAAGCAAAGACTAATGGAGACATATTTAAGAAGACTGATGCTGCTGCAGTAAAACAAGCAGTAAAAAATATATTAACGACTGGATTTACAGAAAAACCATTTAAACCAATGTTTGGCGGCGGACTGGGCGATGCATTATTCGAAACTATGGATGATGGAACTATTTTTGAAATAGAACAATCAGTAGCCGCATCAATTGCTAATTACGAACCAAGAGCAATATTAGATAAAATATCCGTATCTGATAATCCAGACAATAACTCAATAGACGTAACAGTTCGATTTGGTATAGCAAATGTCGGCGAGCTTGTTACTGTAACAACATCTTTATCGAGGCTAAGATAAATGGCAACGACAGTACAGAATACTAAATTAGATTTTGATAATATCAAAAATTCTTTAAAAACGTATCTCGCAAAGCAACCCGAGTTTGAAGATTATAACTTCGAAGCGTCTGGTCTTTCTAATATCTTAGACGTACTTGCATATAACACACATTATAATGCATTGACTGCTAACTTTGCTTTGAATGAATCGTTTCTTACAACTGCACAATTGCGTAGTTCAGTGGTATCTCATGCCGCAACATTAGGTTATGTACCAAGATCTCGTACGGCATCAAGAGCTGAAGTACAATTAACTATGAATCTTGCTGGTGTTATTGGTCGACCTAGTTCTATTGTACTTCCGGCCGGAACTACATTTACCGCAGATGCCGATGACGTAACATATACTTTTCAAACGTTAGAAGATTATACAGCTACAGATAGCGGTGAAGGATTTTATCAATTTTTAAACGAAACTGGTAAAAGCACTATACAACTTTTCGAAGGAACGCAAAAACAAAAAACATTCTTGGTCGGTGATGTAGGCGAACGTCAATTATATGTTATGCAAGATGATACCATAGACACTAATACGGCTGCAGTTTATGTGTACGAAACTCCTTCAAGTTCGTCATTTATTTCATATACTCCAATTACTAGTGCTACTAATGTTAATTCTCAGTCACGCTATTATCAAATCTCAGAAGCACCTAATGGTTATTATGAGCTAAACTTTGGTGACGGAATCTCATTTGGTGCATCACCATCTGTTGGTAATAAAATTATAGTTACATATCTTTCTTGTGTTGGAGCTGCAGCTAATAACGCTTCTACGTTTACTCCAACGGCTCAAGTAACAGTTCCAAGTGTAGGAAATTATGATTTAACTTGTACGACTATATCTCCTTCTGGAGTTGGAGGTGCAAGACAATCAATAGAATCTATTCGACAAAACGCACCCATTGCTTTTGCTGCACAACAAAGACTTGTAACAGCTGATGACTATCGTGCAGTAATACAAAGAAATTATCCTACGGTTACAGATGCGATTGCATGGGGCGGTGAAGATAACGTACCAGCAGATTTTGGTAAAGTATATGCATCTCTCGTATTTGAAGATGGTACGACCGAAGCACAGAAGACGACGGTTAAAAACTCAATCGTACAAGATATATCAAATAATCTTTCTATTCTTTCTATTGATACGGTATTCGAAGATCCACAAACAACATTTCTTGAAGTTATTGTAACATTTAACTTTGATCCAAATTTAACTGGACAAACTGTCAAATCAACAGAATCAACTGTTTTCTCACAAATGCAATCATACGTTAATAATAATTTGAAAAAATTTGGTGGAATATTTAGAAGATCTGAGATGTTAGGAGATATCGATGATATTAATGATGCTGTTCTTAACTCTCGTGCATCAGTAAAATTACAACAGCGATTTGTTCCAAATTTATTACAATCAACATCTTATAAAGTATACTTTCCAGTAGAATTAGCATCTAGTCCTACAGAGTATATTGTTACATCGTCTACATTTGTCTTTAATGATAAAGTTTGTTTTATTAGAAATGCTTTAAGCAATACTAAACTGCAGATTGTTAACTCTTTAGGCAGTGTTGAAATCGATAATATTGGATCGTATGAACCATTAACTGGTACGGTTAATTTAACTGGATTTGCACCAACAGCTATTACTGCTGGTACGAATTATATTAAGTTAACATGTACTCCGGCTAATGAATCTACAGTTAGACCATTACGAAGTTATATTTTAGATTTAGACGAAGATACATCATTCGCTACAAGTGTAGTAGATAGACAACGAACAGAAATTACTCTTGGCGGCGCAAGCGGTGTAACTTCATCTTCAACTGGTGCAGCTAATACATATGTAAGATCTCCAAGCATACCTTCATCCGGATATTAAAATGTCTCACGTGCCAGACTATAATAGAACGAATTTAAATTTACGGTCATATAGTATTAAAGAGGTACTGCCTCAATATTATGCATCTGC